CAGTTATCTCGTAAATTTTTCTAGCGCGACAATCGTCAACACAGTAGGTGTGAAATGGTCAGCAACTGCTATACCATTAACATTTCAAGTAAGTTCTGACGGTGTAAACTTTACTACGGTAGCAACAACAAACAGCTTTGATCTTTCAACTGGGGCATTGGCTCAAGCTGGAAAGATAGTATGGACAGACATAGTTCCAGCACTGGCATATCAATATTTTAAGATAATTCCAACGGATGGTGTTTCTACAATCAATTATACATCTATAACGTTGGGTAACGAGCCATATGTTATACCACTAGGGACGTTAAACCGTGATCAATATGTAAATCAAAGTAATAGTGTGTTTGCGGGTCAACCTAGCACTTACTATTTTCAACGAAATGTAGCACAACCTGTGTTAAATGTCTGGCCTGCTCCCGATGAAGATACAGAAAAAACACAGTTGGTTGTGTGGAGACATCGTTCGGTCATGGATACCGATACTCTACAACAAGAAGTTGAGATCCCTAATCGATGGCTAGAGGCTATTGTAAACGGATTAGCATCTAAAGTTGCGATGGAAACACCAAGCGTCGATGCGAATATAATACCTCTACTAGAACAACGAGCTGCTATTTCAATGCAACGAGCGTGGGATGGTGACGGTGATGGATCTCCAACACAAATCAATCCGGGTATTGGACCCTATACAAGATGAGTAAGTATTTAGACCCAACAGGACAACCAACATTCGGTATCGGAATATGTGCTAGATGTTCGCGTAAATTCTTTTTGGCTGATTTATATCCTGACCCTAACGATCCGGGGCTACGAGTTTGTAAGGAAGATAGAGATCAATTTGACCCCTACCGATTACCACCACGAAGACCAGATCAAATCGTGTTGCCATTTGTTAGACCAGATAGAAATATAGACACGCATCCCGCTGGTCTAATTCAAGAAGCTGGGGATGAATTTATCGTCACGGAAGACGGTGATAATTATCTGGAGATAAATTAGATGACTAACGTTCCAAGTAATTTAATACCCACCAGAATATCGCAATTGCCTACGGCTCCAGTAGCATCTGCCGATGGTATGTTACTGTTTAATTACCAAGGTGTAAGTTATCAAGTTAGAGCGGGAGACTTACTACAAGTTGCAGGGGTTCCAACCTCACGACAAGTCATAGCTGGAACTGGTTTGACAGGTGGTGGACAACTCAATCAAGACATAACATTAAGCGTTGCAAGTGGCGGTATTGGAACGGTGCAACTTGCAGCTAGTGGAGCAACTCCCGGAACATACGGGAGCACAACCCAAATTCCAGTAGTCACCGTTGATTCCACTGGACGAATAACTGCCGTGAGCACGGTGACTGCCTCTACAGGTGGAGTACCAACGTCTACACAGATCATTGCAGGTAATGGATTAGAGGGTGGTGGTAATTTAAGTTCGAATGTAACACTTACGGCAGACTTTGAAGATAACGTTCCACTTAAAGGAACAACTGGTGGGTCGGCTGGAACGTCTAACGAGTTGGCAAGAGGTGATCATCAACATCCACCAGTAGATTTATCTAATTCAGACGAAATTGACGGTGTTTTACCAATTGATCAAGGTGGTACAGGACGGAGTATAACATCAACGCCAGGAGGTATAGTTTACGGTGGAAGTGGTGATCTCGCTATTGGTCCAGCGGGAGCCAACGGACAAGTTCTCGTTTCTGGTGGAACCGGATCGTATACTTGGGGATCGGCTCTCTTACAATCTGACCAACCAGCCAACGTAGTCTTTGCAGGGCCAACTTCCGGTGCAGCAGCCCCAACAGCATTTAGAACACTAGTCGATGCAGACTTACCTACCTCTGGAGTGACACCCGGAACGTATGGATCATCGAGTGCTATCCCTGTCGTCGCAATAAATGACAAGGGTGTAATTACCTCGGTATCGACTGCATCTTTTCAAACGGGTTTAAATTTCCAAGGAACATGGAACGCCTCGACTAACACGCCTACACTTACATCAAGCTCAGGGGTTAACGGTTATTACTACATCGTCAGCGTTGCCGGTAACACAAACCTTGACGGAATTACCGATTGGGAAGTGGGCGATTGGGCTGTATTTGCAAGCACTGGGGTTTGGCAAAAAATTGACCAAAGCAACACTGTTACTTCCGTAAACGGACAAGTTGGTGCTGTTACACTTACTGCTAGTGATGTTGGGGCAGTGCCACTCAATGGAACGGGTGCCACGGGTACATGGGCCATAAGTATAACTGGTAACGCAGCTACAGCAACCAAAGCAACTAATGTAGCAGGCGGTTCAGCTAATAGGATTGTTTACAACACATCCGCCGACACAACCGACTTTATAGCCGCTCCATCGACTGCAAACAGATTTTTAAAATGGGATGGAAGTGCCTTTGCGTGGGCAGGTGCAATCACAACGGCTGTTAGCGCATTCAGTGCAGGAACGACAGGATTCACACCCAATAGTTTAAGCACTGGTGATATTACACTATCAGGTACACTCGTTCCAGCACATGGAGGTACTGGACTCACATCACCCGGAGCGAATGGAAATGTGCTTACATCTGACGGAACAAACTGGGTTTCATCAGCACCAAGTGCAGGGGTTACAACTGACGATGTTATTGCATTAGCGATTGCATTGGGGTAAGGAGAAAACATGGCAAATGCTTTTGAAAGAAAATTATCAAGGGATATAGGAACGTCTCTAACGGCAGTTGGTTCGTATACCGTCCCAGCAGCGACTCAAACAACTGTTATTGGTTTGACAGTTGCCAACACAACGGGGGCCACAGTCAACATTGACGTTACTTTGAATGACGGAGCAAACGATACTTACATAGTCAAAAGTGCTCCGGTGCCTACGGGTGGTGCAATCGTACCAATCGGTGGTAATCAGAAAATTGTCATGGAACCTAATGACTCGATTAAAGTTAAATCAGATACAGCTACATCCATAGATGCTGTTTTATCAATCTTGGAGATAACTTAATGGCGAACCCTTATATTGGTAATGCACCAACCGACATACCTTTAACAACCCAACAACTAGCAGATGGCATTGTAACGACTGCTAAGTTGGCATCCCCCATTGCTCCTACGATATCCGGTGGAACAATAGACAATGCTGTAATTGGTGGATCGACGCCAGCAGCTGGAACGTTCACATCATTAACTGCAACTTCTGGTATTTCAGGAGGAACATTTTAATGTATAATACAATTAATAGGAGACTCTAATGCCACAAACTGGTTTTACACCTATTCAGCTATATCGAAGTTCAACATCTTCGAATACGCCAAGTGCTAGTGATTTACAGGATGGCGAACTAGCTATCAACACTGCCGATGAGAAACTGTTTTTCAAAAATTCTTCTGGCGTAGTCAAAGAGATAGCATCATCTGCGGGAAATACTGGTGATGTTGCGGGGCCAGCATCAGCAACGGATGGTGCCATTGTAGCCTTTGATGGAACTAGCGGAAAACTTGTAAAAAGCGCACCACTTACAGCAAATAATGTCGTAATTGGCAACGGAACGGGTGCTCCTAACTTCGTTGCTCCGGGAACAAGTGGTAATGTCTTAAAGTCAAATGGCACGACGTGGACATCTGCTGCGGAGGCGGCTGGTATAGAGGCACCCACGATTGTAAGTGGTAACACAAATGCAACATCTGGACAGTTTCTTGTAGCTAGTGCGGGGTCTATCACTATAACATTACCAGCGGGTCCATCAGCGGGCGATTTTGTTGTTGTCAAAGATGGTACAGGGGCAGCGGCAACCACGACTTTTACCGTGGCAAGAAATGGAAGTAACATTGCAAGTTCTGCAAGTGATTTGGTTTTCGACAAAAACTTTGCTGAAATAACGATGACTTACATCAACGCAACCATAGGATGGAGCGTATAAAATGAGCAATCTGTCAGAGCTACTGCCCTCTGGCGGTGGACAAAATAATGTACAATTTATAGCTCAAGGCACGCTTAGTAATGGACAAACGGTAGCTCTTAGATCCGATGGCAAAGTAGAAGCAATCGCTCAAACAAGCCAAGCAGCAGGATCTACCCTTCAATGGGGGCCATCAACTGCAACTTACTTATCCACAACGCCTTACGGATCAGTTTATGATCCAGACTCGCAAAAAGTTATTGTTGCTTATTATGATGGCAATGCTAGTTACTACGGATATTGTGTCGTCGGAGATGTAGATCCATCAAATAATACAATCACGTTTGGTACGCAAACAATGTTCCAACAAAATTTTGTGATTGTACATTCTATTGGGTATGACACCACAAACGACAAAGTAGTCGTTTTTTTCCAAAATGTTAATGCGTCATCGGCTGGTCAAGCAAAAGTAGGAGTCGTGAGCGGTAATTCTATCAGCTTTCCCTCAAGTCCGACAACTTTCAACGGAAGTAGCACT